ATCCTCCTATTATCCTAATGCTATTGCTAAAGCTGTTGGGTCTTCAATATTAGCATTGACTAAAGTTATTACTCTTGATAATGCAGCTTTTCTATTTGTACCACCTGCACCATCATCTACTATAATTAAATCAGATGTTGTTAAATCTGCTCCAATATCTGTGCCACCATCTATTTCTAATGCTGATAAAGCAACTTTACCTGCTGTAGATATTGTGGCTAATTTTGTATCTGCGATCGCAGCACTTGATTTAATGTCTGCGTTTACAATGTTTGTGATTGTGTTGTTATCTGAATCAATAGATTTGTTAGTTAAAGTTTGTGTTGACGCAATACCTGCAATTGTATCTGTCGTTGCTGGTAATGTTAATGTTGTATTACCAGAAAAATCAGCATGCGCTGGTGCTTGAATGGCTGCATAATGAGCATTTGATGATTCACAATAAAATCTAACTTGTGATTGTGCGCCTGTATTTTTAACATCTACTACACCACCCTCTACTGTTAAATCATCTCCTACAGTAACATCAGCAGTGACTGTTAAATTACCACTGCTATCAAGTTTTAATCCATTACCAGATCCGACTGTGCCACCAGACTTAATAACAAAATTATCACTATCAGAATCATCAACAGCTATATGAAATTTGTCTGCACCTTGTGTATCTAATATTATCGTCGGATCGCCAGAGGCTACATCTATTTCAAAAGCACCATTAATGTTTAAATTACCACCAATGTCAGCTCCACCTGGTGCATTTAATGAACCACTTAAAAATAAATTAGTAAATCTTTTTGTGCCACTTGTTCCTAATGCAACATCGTCATCTGTGACAGGTTCTAAAACACCATCTTTTAAAACTATTTGATCAGCTCCCGCCGCTCTAAATATTATGTTATTATCAGTAGCAAAATCTATATCGTTATCAGCATCTCTACCAACTACTAAACTTGTATTTTTTAAAGAAGCTACATTTAAATTATCACTACCATCTTCAAAAATTAATTTACTTGCAGGTAGTGTGCAAAAAACATCTTTTGTACCTGAACTAAAATTTACAGCACTATCACTATTAGAACTAGATATAACTGTCGTTCTTGTTAAATCTGAACTGTCTCCGTCTAATGTGCCTAATCCTACTTCAAACTCAGCCTGGTCTTGATGTGCAATACAATAATAAACTGTATTAGAATTTCCAATACCAGCTGCAAAAGTTTCAAAACCAGTTACAGCACCACCAAGTGATACAGCACCTGTGCCTGTAGTAGTAGTTGTTTCTTTTACTCTGTCATTAATGACTAAAGCCATTTAATTTTCTCCTATGCTAATCTTAATATAGCGTTACTTGCGTCAGCAGTTGGGAACTGTATTGTAAATGTTCCACTTGTAGATGTTTTATCTCCACCAAAATCTAATACAGCAACAGCTTTATTAGAATCAGAGCTGTTATAAATTAAAGCTCCTCTTGCTGTAATTGTTGCAGAAGTAAAAGATATATCTGAAAAATCACATATAGCAGTTGTTCCAGATGTTGTTGGAGTAACACTAGTTAAAGTTCCACCACCAGACGAATATGTTCCTGAATCAGAAACTTCGTTTGATGTGCTGAATGCAGTTGTACTTGCATCTAAACTTGCAGAACTCGTATACAAGGCTATCTTAAAAGTATCCCCTGTAGTCGCAGTAAAATTGTGAGTGCCAGTTAAAAGCTCTTGTTTAAAACTTGTGCACACAGCCTGTGTAATTGCCATTTTTTATCCTCCTTATGGACTTGTTGATTTTATGGGCAATCTAATTGCACCATGCATGTACTCATCTCTTCGATGCCTTCCTTGCTGTTCTATCGCTAATTCTTGTATGGCTCTTTGATATGACTGTTCGTATAATTGCAGCATCTCAGCTGGTCCCTTTAAAAATTTAAAGGCTTCTGCAAGGCATCCGTACAACAATGCGCTTGGAGCATTACTGCCTAACCAAGACGAAGTATTTGTACTAGATAACCTTGTTGGTAATCTTGTAATTCCCAGTTCTACATTATATGCAAGATCTGGTGTAGGCGCAACTATTAATGAGTTATGATCCCACCAGGCCCAGTATACAGGTTCGCCAGTTGCTGTCCTGTCAGGCGCATATTCTGTAATAAATGATACATCTCTTTGCTCCAACATAGTTCTAGTTGGTGTGCCTGAAGCTGGAAAAATGTGCATTGTTCTTATGGTTCCTAAAGATGTAGGATCAGGTGATGATCCACCTGGTAATGATACAAAAGGATTGCTTACAGTTAAATTTGCAGATTGATTAGATTTAAATACATCAATATCTACATCTCTAAATATTCTATTTTCTGCATGTTCTATAAAATCATTTACACGCACATCTGTTAAAACATCAGAACTTACTTCGGTATAGTCTCTAATTTGTGTTACTAATTCTGAATATGTGGTCATGATATACTCACAGTTACTCCACTAACGGAAGCTTTTACAATTGTTATATTTTGTTTTTGAGGAGACATTTGATTATTTTGATCAAAAAAAGTTTTAGCTCCTAGTAATACTTGTACAGGTTCTGATCTATCTGGTCTTGCATTTTTTAATGCTTCAGCATCCGCCCTGTGTGTAGATGGATTATCTTCTTGTGGATGTTCTGGTTCAAATTCAGATTTATGTACAAACACACCATCATGTTCTTCAATCATTTCACTATATGGAAATGCAAATCCACTACGATCTGAAATTGCTTTTGAATATTTTCCTCTAGCTGTTGCCATTACATAACTCCTACATCTGGAACAATTTTAATACTTGCTCTTGTGCTATCTTCAGATGATGCTCTTTGCCATTCATCTTCATAAACTTGTTTTAATAATTGTATTCTATCAGGTGCTTTTTTCATAGCTATGTAATAAGAAAGTCCAGATACTAAACAAGGAAAAAATCTAAAAGGGACCTGTGGATTTTTTGTGTAATCACCAGCGTCATCAATTCTAGTCATTGCATAATATTTAAAAGTATCAGCTGCATCAGGGGTTGGATACACATACAACTTAGGTGTTATAGTTCTTTCAATATAAAATTGAGTAGGAGATGCTGAAGTAGATTTTTTAGATATGTTTAAATATTCTGCTCTGCTAATTCTTTCTATCTGTCTATCAACAGTTGAATCACTAGCTTCTGTAATTACAGCAGATAATACATCCACTAAATCTGCATCTAAATCATATGATGAAGTTCCTGCAACTAAAGTTTTAGTTCTTTGTTCTATTGTCCAAAGATTTAAACCTCTGTTAGCCCACTCTGTAAATAAAAGATTAAGAGATCTTCTAGCAGTTTTAAGATCATATCCTGACCTTACATAAAGGCCACATCTTTCATATGACTCTGCTATAACCTCTTCAATCGTAAGAGTAAATGCGTTAGTACCTGAGTATGACGGCATAATTTACTCCTAATATATCTTTTGAAACTCTGCTATAACTGTATACATGTTACCTGAATCAGCAGTGCTAGGTACAACAAAATTTACATCGCTTTCGTTACTATTGCTAGATTTGTCTGCTGGTATACCACCAAACTCTCTAAAATCCCAATAGCCTGCACCTGTTAATCCAATTATAGGAATATCACCATCTGAATCTTCTTCATCAAGACGAGCAAAAGAATTACCTCCATCTCCACCTTGACAAGAATACCAAACTCTAAGTAAACCTAGATGCGCTACAGCAGTTCCATCTCCACGTGCAGCTAGTGCTGACACGTCTCCCATGACTGTTGTGCTACCTGATCCATCTGATTGTACAACCATTTTAATAACAACACGATTATCGTTTTGTTGTAGTATTGTTGGTCCTGTTACTGTATCTGCCATTGTTTCCCTCCTTAATTAAGAAACTGTGGGGGATAAACCCCCACTAATTATTAAAATACTGAGTATTCTAACTCCACTGTAAATCTTCCAGCAGTAATATCAGCGTTTACCGCAGTTGTAGAAAAAGCATATAAGTTTTTACTAGCAATTGCCGCTGTAATGTTTGGAACAAATATGTGGTAGTTACCAGCACTATTGTTAAAGTTCACATCAACCTCTGTGATTGATTGTGTAGCA